CGCCGATCACGTATTGCGGGTCCGCTATCGCCAGCTCGAAATAGCCATCCGGAAATTGCGACATCCCTTCCATGCAGTCCATATTGTAATAATTGTTAAGCTTCAGCATTTTCCCTCCTTAATCAAACGGCAGACTATGCGCATCTGAATAATGCATTTTGTTGATATGATCAATCATTTCATTTTTTGCTTTTCCCTTGATATGATTAATCATATTTTGATCAACATAAGTAATGACTTTTTTAAGCGGCAAGTATCCGCCCTGCTTCATGGCGACATCTTTAGCTCCATCACCTTCAATTATGCCCGTGGTTGCTATCGCTATCATTTCTCCGTGCATTGTGTCCACTTGCAAAAGATCGCCTTTTGATATATACATACCTTCCCCGACCTCAAAAACATATTCCTTAATGCTATCTTCATGTTTTGCGAATATGATTCTCACTGCTGCACCTCCCTCAATTTCTTGAATATGCCCACTGTCTTATCCCATTCGTCAAGCAGCTCTTTTGGGAATCCGTCATGAGCCTTACGCTCTCGTGGCTCATATGTGCCATTGCTTATCTTTTGTATAGTCGTTAATGATATGCCTGTTCTTTTGTGTATCTCTATCCTCGTGAAGCCATCTTTTAATAAATCCATTATTATCGCTATTTTCTCTTGTTTAATTATTTTCATGAAGTCAATCCTTTTCCTCTCCTATCTTGGCATCTGGATTTTGTTTGATTAATACCATTTGATTTGATGCTAGATATTTGTTTTTTTCGTCAATCACGAATTTTGGTAGTTGAAATTGATTTTTAGCTTCTTTTACCATCCCTTGATATGCGGATTTAAAATGTGCCCGATCAGCGACCTCATTATCAGTTATGCATAATTTCCTGAATCCGAATCTTTTGACAACTTGTCTAGTAAGGTCATCCAAGCTTGCAAGGGCTTCCTCCTCACGGTATTGACCATAAAATCTTATAGCTTTCATGACCTCTCCCCATGCCCCATCCCAGTCATGCAAGACCTGCATCCTGTTGGCGCATTGCTCCCGTATCTCGGATATTGCAGGAGCATATTTGTTAGTGCTGATATGCTCAAGCACGGCATTTTGAACAAGGCTATAATCTAAGTCCTCCAGCATTCTGAACCATAAATCCATTGCCGTTTTGCCGTTTAGCACGTTCGCATTAGGGTAAGCTTCTTTTATTGCCACGGCTATATTAGTGAATTCCTGCTTATTCATTAGCCCACCTCTCTAAGCTGTCAGCATATTCTTGTGTCGTCAGTTTTGCCTTATTGGCATTATTTAAGGGAAATATGCCTTTCCATCCATTAATGATCGATTGCTCTAAGATCTCGATCTTGATATCATTGTCGCTTGCCATGTCATCAAGCTTCTTGATTGCTAAATCAACAGCGTGTGATGTCATGGGTGACTTCATTTGTTTCCTAGCTTCCACATACGAAGCAAACGCAGCGTTTAGTTTTTCATCGGATGGGTAATAAATCACTGATTCTTTTTTTACTTTACTTTCCTTTACTTTACTTTCTTTTACTTTACTTTCCTTTATGCCTTTATTCTCGGAATTATCGCTATTATTCCTAGAATTATCATCATTATTCTCGGAATTATCGTAATAATGCATTACTTTAATAAAAGGTTCCGTTTCTTCGCTTTCCAAAAGCCAAAACCTATCAATTATTATTGGGTTCTTTTTCGCCCTCGTTTTGACGGCTAACTGGAACCTTTTCTGTATTCCGGCAGAAGTAAGAACCTTGTCCGACTGGAAAAGTTTATTATCAAACAGTGACCGTTCTAGCAAGAAGTTCATTACTTGCTTCACCAAATTACTCTCCAGATTCAATTCATCTGAAATAATGTATTCATAATCATTATCAATCTTTAAATAATAGCCGTTATCATATATTTCACAAAGGAGATATATGTATAAGATAATTCCGTTTATTCCATATCGGGATTTCAATATCTTTATCTTTTTATCAGAAAAGAATTTGACATCGAAGGAAAAGTAATCAAGTCCTTTTTTCCTCACTGCTCCCAATCTATCACCTGCTTTGCTATATATTTGTCTTTGGTATGCCAGCTTCGTATTCCTTGTAAATCTCCATGAAGTCATCCAGATCAAGCGTGACCACCCATCTACAATCATTTTTGCGCCACATAACGACTGGAATTAGACCTTCTTTGGCATCATTTTTTGATTGATCTAGGGCATCATACAGATTGAGCTTCTCCTTGCGCTTGCATTCTATATGTATGTTTGGAAGACCTATGACATCCGCATCGCCGCTTAGCCCTGAATACTGCTGCCCTCGCCGGCAAGCATACCCATATTCCCTTAACTTCCTCGCAAGCTCACGTTCCCCTGCTGCGCCTTTCTGTCTGCTATTTAACATGCCGGTTTTCTCCATTCTTGCCAATTGATTCCAAAATTTTTGAGCGTCCTTCTTGCAGAGCGTAAAGCCCATCCGATGCTCTTGAGCCTGCTCTCCTCTTGTCTGACGAATCTTATGAGGAGCTTTCTGTCATGGGCGTCATTCATGTCAGGTATCGCATAACCCTGACCATCCTGCAAGTTTAAGATGGGTATCTTCCTTCTAGCTTTGTGTATCTCTTGCCTGACTTTCCGGTCTGACATGCCTGTCATCTGCACTAGATATTTCCTTTTAATAGCGTTTTTAGAGCCTGTAGGGATATAATCCAAAATATCCATTTTTCTCCTTTCCGGAATATGGTGAGAGACCAATCAGCACCATATTCCTTGTGACTGTGATATAACATTGCAACAGATATTTATATGTTAAGATTTACTGGTTACCATTTTGAATAATACAAGTCGTCTTCATTCCATTCCGGATATAAGCTGATCAAGTATTCTTTAAATAATCCCATCATTTCGCCCCTCCGTCCTTGATGTCCGTTGTCCAGCATATTGTGGTGGTAACGGCATCCTATCGCCGCATTTTCGGCTATCCCAATCCCCCCTCTGGACTTAGGGATGTAGTGCATGGCATCAAGCATGTATTGGCATTCAGTTGGCAAATGATATGCCATTCTGCAAAATATACAGCCACCATCACGTTTTAATAAGATTTTTTTTGTTTTCGATGATATGCTACAAATTTTTGATCTTTTGCTTTTCGTATCTCTCACCCCACAATGCTTTCATATGCTCTATTTCGTCTGGTGTTGCCGTTTCAATATCCAATTCTTTGCATTTGCTTACCACTCCGTCTATCAGGATGCTCATTTCTTTCGTATCGTAATTTGAGGATCCTATATAGCAGATCAGCGTAACAAGTGTCTTATTGTTAGTCTGCTTGCGGTCTACCTCTTCGACCAGTTTCCATTCCTTCTTGAACCTGTCAACTGCCGCTTCGACCATGCCGGCGACCGTATACTGCCCGTAATCCTTAAGCATCATCAGGTAGATGTCATCTTTAGTATATTTGTTAACATCTAAATCCTGATTGAGCTTTTCGGCTATCTTGCCTAGCAGCAACCACATATACCGGTTTGCGTCGATTGATCTGCTATTCCTATATTTCTTTATATCGATCGACAATTTGTCGCATCCCTTATACCTCTCGAATAACCCCCTGGAATCCTCATTTACCGACAGAGACAGGTTGTACTTGCCAGTGGCATAATCCTTGCTTAAGCCTATTATCTTTCCTGTGTAAGCCATCTGATCACCTACTGACCCATATACGATTCGATCACAAAATTATAATTCGTGTGGCTGCATTTTTTCCATCTATCCCAGAAGTCTATTGTCTTGCTCCCCGGTCTCTCTTTTGCTAGATCAACATGTATTTTAAGTGGTATTGGTGCTGCATCTCCAATAACGATGACATCCCCAGGGCTAAACATTGTGGTGCTGTCTATTATGCTCTCATTGCCATCTGGAAGCATTCCTTTTATCATGCTCTTGTCATTCTCATTATTCAGCTTTGACACAATAAAGTTTGCGCATTGTGCCATTATGGTTTTGTTCAATTCAGATGGACGCTGTGTGGCTGGAAATAGGGTTATGCCAAATTTTCTGCCCTCTTTAGCTATATCTTCAAATGTCTCTGTCATGCGCCGTTCCGATGCCGACAACTGGAAATTATTGGGTATGTATACATGGGCTTCGTCACATACAATGGTTATAGGGCAAGCAGTATCCATAGCACAATTGCGTTGGATATCATATATTAACTTCGCAATAACGCCAATAATTGATATTGCCACATCGTGAGGTATTTCAGACAAATCTATATTTTTTACCGGCTTATCATTACTTATAATCAAATTGACAACCTGATTTAGATATGTCTGGCTGTTTTCGGAAAAGAGAAACGAATATCTAGCATCATCTTTTTTCGTTTCCAATATATTGATTATAGATGATAACTTTCCATTGAAATCGCCTTTTATGGTCTTTTGCATCCCTGCTTTTTCACCTGTTTTGTAACATTCCCCTGTGGACACTTTTTCTTCATTTAATAACTTTAATTCTTCCAACAAAAGCAAGTAATCAAAATACATTGGCTTATTTTCATTACCATCCGGACACACTTTGTTGTAACACTTCCTTAATGCCGCCATAGTGATGGATGATGTCTCCTCCTTGATCTTTAATATATTTGATACCATATCTGAAAAACCAAACATCCATATGGGAAAGGAAAAACCTGCCCCGATTTTTATGTTTCTGGCATAAGACAGCTTGCTATACTCACCGTGGATATCAAACAATATAATATTCGCACATGGAAGCTTAGCCGTCTCCTCCAGTATTTTAGCTACCGTTTCGGATTTGCCTGATCCAGTGTTACCAACAATGCAAGCATGCCGTTGATAAAATTTATTGCCATCAATAAAGGCTTTACAATCATAAGATGCATATTTACCAAGACAAAAACCATTTTCGTCTGCTGTTCCGATCATTTCAGTAAATAATTCCGGATTGATTCCCTCTGCATTTATATTCGTGGTTGGATATTCATCTATCGCTTTTTTAAACTTGCCATCTTTTAAGCAGCCTATGATTGAGCATTCAATCACCTTGATGCTCTCTGGCGTTAAAATGTACTCATCTTCGCCTATGCCGGAGCTTTTATCAGTATCCACCAATGATGTAACGATCGTAACAAGCTTTACCTTGCTGTCTGAAATCAGTATAAGGTCATTGATGCGGACATTTTGAAATTCGAACACATCTGTTTTTATTTGTATCTTATCGCTTAATATTTTTATAAGCTTCACTTTGCCACCTCCAAGAGTTCATTATAATTTCTAATGCTTGCGTTTTTAGTCTGCTTGCAATAATCGCATATCCCACACCGTCTAGCTTCTAATATACCGCTTTTTACCCCAATATACCGGTTCATGTTCTGTTCGACCTCGGCTAATGCCGCATCAAGCGTTTCCTGCTGTATTTGAAAGATGTCAATATCAATGACTCTTTCCTTCGTCGCCGGGGCAAGATAAAATGGAATCTTTTCATTTAAGGCGATCTCTACGCCTTTTTGGTAGACAGCACCTTGAATGTCATACCTCCAAAAAGGGATGCTTCTGAAATTAGCGACAATCTTTAAATCTGTTATGCATTTACCTTGAAGATAACTGTCCATTTTTGCCTTCCACTCCGTGCCAAACATCTCAAATATTATAATTCTTTGCTTTTCACCACTTAAAAACTTCATGAACTTCTTATCGCTTTTGATTCTATTGATGATTTCATTTGCTTTTTTAAACTCACTCCTCAAATCATTCTTTCGGGTATATATCTCTGGGTGCCAGCGCATGAAATCATCAAGCGTTCCCTCAAAATAGGAGTCCACAAATGATCCGACAAGCATTGCGCGCGTCATTGGCTGTTGGTATTCTCCTGCTATTTTAGCCAGAGCCATAGCTTCGCATCTTGCGAAATCCTTATACTGTGATACGCTAAAGTACTTTGCGCTTGCTTCCTTTCCATAATAATTATCATTTTCCAGATTCACTTGTCATATCCTCCGATACATTTCCACCTATTTCAGTATTTTCAAAGGGATCTTGTATGTCAATTTGCTTATTATCGGCATAATCCTCATTGCCAATCTTGTCATACACCTTCTGATCATCTTGAATTGCCATCTGCATCTCAATGCTCAAGTATCCCCATCGGCTTAGAAGCAACTTAAGGACTGTCTTCTTAGCCATAGCGTCAAAGTCGGTAGACCATTTAGATGCAGTCCATCCCTCTTTCTTATCTTTTTTATACGCCGATGAATATTGCAATGCATGGTTTTGGCATTCATCTGTAGTCATGTACAATTCCTTTCTAAATCCAGAAAGCAACTTAAACCATGCATAATACCCGATTATCTTTTCTTTTTTACCTTCCTTTCGCTGTTGGCACTTGGAAAGGTCTTGCACTAATTTCAATTCCCCCGTGATTGGGTTAAATGATGTGATCTCATCATCATATACCTCCGAAACATTCATGTTCTCATATGCGCTACTTCTAATGGCTAGTTGCACAAATCCTTTATACATCATTTGAAATTGCGCATTAAACTTTTTTGATTTGTTATCATAATATGGCACGATAGCGGCAAACCCAAGATTGCTATCAATTGGCAAATCATAAGTTGCCGCCACGAATGCGGCAGACAAGATTGAATTTGCTTCGCATTTTTGCAGCTGTTGACTTCCGCTCACCACATTTATGATGGTTGCCATGTATTGATTTGCTTTCTGCCCCAGCACGTCATTAAATCTTTTCTTGACACTTTCGTTTGCTAGTGTCATCTTAATTTGCTGTATTACGCTTGTCTCATTTTTTGACATTTTCTATCTCCCTTACTTTCCTGATAATATGAATCTTCACAATTGGCTTCATCAGCTTCAATTTCGGCTTCTCTAGCCAACTTCTCCATTTTTGCATCATATATTACAAATTGATCATAATTATCGGGTATATTGTCCATTGCAATTCCTCCCTTTCCGTGCTATAATGCACATATAAAATATTTTTTAACTACTTGAATCCCTCTGTTCTGGCAGTGGGGTTCCTTTTATGAGTGCGTTTAACATTTCAAGGCATTCCGCATATTTTTCTTGATCAAATTCAGTATCCATGTCAAAATGTACCCATGCTATTATCTCGCATTCAGGGC